CTATATTTATTCATATTAACCCTATCCTTAGAGGTGAGTATAGCATGAGGTACTCATAGCTAAAAGAAGGTATCAATAGGTAAAGAAAACCCAGCATCAGGGTTATGCTTGCCCTCAGGACGAGGGCTCGAAGGGACCGTCCATGCACAAGCACATCCGACGGGGTCCGTCGGATGTGCTTGGCCATAAGAACTCCAGGATCGTGTCCTGGAGTTCTGCATCATCCCCACGGCGGGCGGGAACCGTGAGGATTCTCTCAATCCCTAACCCTTGAAGGAACTCCCTCCAAGGGTCAGAGATCTCTCCGACGAAGACCACGTCGGAGACTCCTGTCTCCGACATGATCTTCTTGTTCTCCTCACTGGGCATGCCGCCCAGGTCGAGGAGAATCAGCTTCTTCGACCGCGTGAGCCCCACGGTCGAAGAAACAACCCAGTTCACAAAGGCGGGGGTGAACTGGGTTTTATGCGTGCGGGCGAGGCGCTTGCCCTCCTGCCCGCACGCAGTGGTCCACTCCCCCTCTCCATCCGGACACCCCCGTTGGATGAAGAAGGAGGAGTGGACATTGGCCAGCCGGTCGTACACCCGGCTCAGGGTGTATGTCTTTCCGGCCCCCGGCTGGCCAAGAAAAGCCACAACCTTTGCCATGGCTTACCTCCTGATGAGCGCTATGGACCTGCACCTGGTCCTTATAGGCCCTCTACCCCGCGCTACCTGGTAGAGACGCCCTCTGCTTGGCTTTGTCCTCTATTGTCCAAGCATTTCCCCGGATTTTTAGATTATTGAGGTGGTTAGGTCCGGTAGTCCACCTCTAGCCCTAGCGACTAGACCGTGACCTCGATCACGGTCTCATCCCCGGTGCAGGGGATGATCGTCCCCACCGGAGGGCAGTCCTCGTGGTGAGCAGCCACCACGACACCGCCACCCAGGCGGGGATCGAACGTCACCACACCCTTCGTGGGGTGGAGGGCGTGAGTCGCCGCGGCGAAGACCCACACGGGCATACGCCCGCTGAGCACCACGATCTCCTCCCCAATCTCGGGGAAGAGCGACTCGACCCTCTCCACGAGGGAGGGCAGCTGCTCGACCGACACGAAGCCGGCCGAGCAGCCAAGCTCGATCCTCTTCATCATTATTCTTATACCAATTTTAGGGGGTGATATTGATAGGTAAAAAAGGCAGGCCCCGGAATTCAGCCTTACGGCTTACTCATCAGTCGAGCCTACCAGCCTACCACGCACCTAGGATATACCGTAAGTCAGCCCTCAGGCATCTTATTAGCATACCCATCATAGGATACGAGATAGGTAACACAAACCTTCACCCGGTACTAATCTCCGGGCTGGGCTCGTGTATGCTTCTTATACCAATTAATCAAGTATTTTTGACATATCAATAAGTAAAAGAGAATCTTTACCCTCCCCTCTTCTGGGAGATGACTCTTAAGTTGCGTACTCTACGAGATGCGCGAGTTGCCACTCGCGCTCGGCGGCATCGGCGGCGACCCAGGCGGCGGCATCGGCGTTCCGGGCGGCGTCCCTGGCGGCGGCATCGGCGGCTGCGCTGGCGGCTGCGCTGGCGGTGACCCAGGCGGGGGCATCGGCGGCGACCCAGGCGGCGGCATCGGCGGCGGCCCTGGCGGCGGCATCGGCGTCCCAGGCGGCGTGCCAGGCGGACCAGGCGGCGTCCAACTCTTCCAGCGTCGCCTCGCCATCTGCGTACAGACGCGACACGCGGACTGCCTCCCACGACCGCGGGTCAGGCTCTCGCCCGGCATCACGCTCACGGAGCAACGCACGTTCGGCGCAGTCGCAACCCCACAGACGCTGCTCTCGCTCGTCGAGCAGATGCAGCCCAGCCCATATCCGATCCTCGACAGGGATATCGAGAGCCGCGATGTCCTCGATCGTCACCGACTCACGACCCTCGGCGAGACGACGGAGCCTTGCTGGCGTATAGTTCTCGCCGTCGTCCTCGCCGTCGAAGCCGCAGGGCTCCCACGAAATGACGTCCGATATCGTTGCGCTATGCGCCATGGCCATTAAAGCATCTCCTCGATCTCGTCGTCAGCCCACAAGGACTCCTTGACGACTTCTCCGGTAGCTGCGTCCTTTAGAGCGAGGAAGAACATAGGTCCAGAAGACCACGGCTTGGCCTGCACGAACTCTACGTACTTCCTTCCCGTCTCGAAGACGGTATACTCGTTGACCTGGTAATCGTCGAACATCCCCCTAACGGACTCGCCAGAACGGGTGGTCTCGTAACCCGCCTTTACTTCTTTTGTATCCTGTTCCACTCGACCGTCGGGATAAGTACGGGTCCTCTCCTCAGAGTAAACGAGGACTTTCTTCCCATTATTCAGAAACGTCTCGGCCCGCTCATTCAGGCCGATGTACTGATCTTCTCGCACGTTACCTCCTTTGTCTGATACTCTTATAACTAGATACAGAATAGATTTTACCAACAAATGCTTAGCAAAATAAGAGGGTTAGAGAATAAACAGAATGAGTTCGTCAGGATGTCTTTGCGCGCATGTATAAGTAAGGGGGAGGGGTATTTCTCAACCCCTCCCCCTATAAGGAGTGCTTTAAAGGCTTGAGTCTACTCAGTACTGAACAACGTACGGGAATACGTCGCCTTCCTCCACGCGGTGATACGGATCGTTGAGATTCTCGTATGCCACAGGAGTCAGGGCAGCAAGGGTAGCCGCAACGACCTGGGTCGTCGGGTTGGCATCCTCAGAGTAAAGCTCGAGCTTGGCTGCGGAGCTTACGTTAGCGATGCACATACCGATATCTTCCCATGCCACGAACTGGATGCGGTTGACCTTCTTGTCCAGCCAGAACTTGACCTTGTTCAGGATGTAAAACACCCCTAAGAAGTCAGGTTCGGTGAAGCAATAGACGTTTCCGCGCCGCAGGATCCGGGTCTTGCTCGTGCGGATGAACTTGTAGCCCATGAGCGTGTTGAGCGGGAGGCCCTTCTCAACCGAGCTCGCGGTAAGACCATCACCCAACGACTGAAGATCCCACTGCAGGATGTCAGTGAAATCAGGCTCAGTCATCAGGATCGTGGCCGGCTTCTTCTCGTAAGCGTTGATCAGCTTGAGAAGGGCCGGGATGTCCACGCGCTGGATCGGGTGAACAACGGTGGTGTCGGAGGTGTCGTTACGAGCACCTTCGCCCTTGACCGCCGAACGCTCAACAACAGTACCAGCCTGTACGTTGGTCGCATTGAGGGCAGTCGAAACACCGGCATTCGCCGCGGTCTGCATGGCCTGAACCGCCGATTCGATGTGAACCGTGAATACGTGGTCCTGGATCGCTTCCAGGTCCTTCACCGCGTTCTTCTCGATGATCTTGGTGAGCGGCATGTCGTAGGCCAGCAACTCCTGCTCGACCTTCTCGAACATGGGGCTCATGATCGAATAGAAAGGAACGCCAACACGCGGCGCACGGATGAACTGTGCGTGCGTGCCGCCACGGAACGTAACAGGCATGGCAGCGTCAGAAGTTGGCTCGATCTCGATAACCTTCATGAGGCCATCGTGAGTAAGCGACTTCTGGCACTCCGCCGGCGTCACATCCTGTGGGGGGAGGATCTGCGCGGTATAGGAATCTTCACGCAGCCGGTCACGAATGTAATTCGAGGCCAGGGCAGCGATCTTTTCCTTGCCACCAGGGGTTTCTAGAAGATCAGAAAAGCGCTGATTCTCAAGAGACATCTTAGCACCTCCCCTACACAAGGCTCACGAGCACGCCGACATAGCCGGTCGTGGCATCGTAAGGCCGAATTACGCGCCCGATGATATAGTCAGTGGCCGGAGCGGCGTCGTAGAGGTAAACTCTAGTCGACGTTGCACCAACACCACCGGCTACGTTAGCAGGCTCGGAAATAAGACCAACCGGGGCTCCGATCGTAAGGTTCGTGGGGTCACCAGAACCCGCCGCGTCGCAAATCCGGTCCGTATAGATCTCGAACGTTGCGCCAGCAAACGCTACGCTAACGCCACCATACGTACCTGGGTTGCCCTGCTGATCATACTGACCACGAGGATCCAGGACTGGGAAAGCCGGCCCGTTGGCGATTAGCCGAACAGTGTCAACGGCCTGGGCCCGGTCCAGAACCTTGTAGGTCGCAGTCGGGTACAGCCATTCTCCTTGAAGCAGGCTCGATGCATGCGAGGGGTCGAATACGTTAGCACCATAAGTGGTGTCGTTAACCCCGAGCGTGCGAGTCTGGATCAGGTCAATGGGAGTAAGAATCTGAAAGTGCTGATCCATAGTATATCCTCCTATTCACTTCCAGAAAGGACGAAGCTACGAAGCTCCGCACCGGACACGTCCGAAGACTTTGCATTATCCGAAGCGTCGAGCGAGGCAAGCTTAGCTCCACTAAGATCGCCAGAAAGCTCGATGGCCTCTTCAACAATTTCCAGTCGTCCGTCCTGTGCCTTTTTTACTAGGCTATCTCGTAGCTCCTCTTCGGTGGCATAAGGGTTGATTCCCTTGCTAGCCATCTTCTCCTGGAGACGATTAACCCTCTCACGCATCTTGTACTCGTCATTCTCCGCAGCCAGCTTACGGTAATCCGCGGCTAGCTTGCGAAGGAACTGAGCCATCTCTACTCCGCTTACTTTGACCATGACTATTCCTCCTCTAGCGTCTCGAGCTGTCGCGCCCGCAGAAAGTTAGAGATCGCATGATCGTCCGAAGCGTGCTTGCCCATGGTCGCCTTACGCATCTGGTGCTTTGCAGCAAGGCTAGTACCTAGACCTGCCGCGCCGTAGCCTACGGCCCCACCAGCGAGCCCGCCGACAGCCGAACCGACCGGGCCGGTTCCGCCACCAAGAGCCGCGCCAAGGGTTGCCCCACCTAGAGTACCGAGAGCCTTGGTAGCACCTGGGTGGCGCACGGCCCACGGGGCATCCTTCAGCTTACCCATGGCCTTAAGTCCTGCCTTAGCCTCAGACGTGGTCGACCCTGTGAAGGGGACTACGGATGAAGCAAGTGGGTGCTTAGTGGCCCAGGTAGCCTTGGAACGGTAGTTTTCCTTCGCTTCACGTAGGCCTTTCAGCCCTTTGGCCTTTTCAGCCTTGTAAAGCTCCTTCTTCCTTCTCTTCTCGGCCTTAGCAAGCGCCTTGGCCTCCGGGTCCTTCTTTGCTTCCTTCTGCATACGCGCTAAAAGCTGAGCCACCTTGGGCCCTGCCTGCGGTTCCATAGTAGGAAGTGCATCTGCAAGAACCTTGTCGTGCTTCTTGCTCTGCATAGGTTCGTCCAGAAGCTGGGCCATATCCTTCTTGGGACCTTCGGCAAGAGTCTTGGGTGTGTCATCCACAGCCTGCTGATTCTTGTCTACCTTCCCAGAAGACTCGGACGCCTGCGTCATGCCGACCTGATTAGGTTCGGTAAGGAGCTCTTCGCTCCGATCATGTGCGGCTTGAGCATTGCTATCGTACCCGAGCTGACCTGCCGGTACACCTTCCTCAGAGAGCTTTGCCATCTGCATCTGCCGAAGGATTCCGGCCGTCTTCGAGGGGCCTTCCTGCTTTGCAGGGGCACTCTGGACTCCAGGAGCATCAGGGGTCACGGGCTTCATAGGAGGCTGGGGCTGTCCCAGATGTCCCTGAGTTTCCTTGACCGGCTTACGCTCGTCGGTTTCCATCTCGTTGTCGACCGTCTTCCCACCGTCAGAGATGTCGTGCTCTGCAAGGGGGGTGTCCTGAGTCTTAGCCTGCTCACCAGGAACAGGAGCTAGATCGAGGGGTAGCTCGTCGGCTACCTTCTCAAGAAAGTCCGCAAAAGCCTCGAGGACCGCGGCAGTCTTCTCCGCATCTTCCTCCTTTGGCTTTTCGTCTTTCTTCTTTTCCTCTTTCTTTTCCTCTTCCTTGTACTCAGGCTTCTCTGCGTCCTTAGCCTGCTCTTCGGCCACCTTGATCAGATCTTCGATTGTAACTATAGACTGATCGAACATGGTGACCTCCTAACTACTCGTTGTCAGCCCACTCTACTGGAAGCCCTAGCTCTTCAAGGGTAACAAGAGCGTCATGCTCGATAGCATAAGCTATCTTCTCCTCTTCAGAGATATCGAGCTCCTGATCCTCGAGATAGCCGGCCTCCTTGAGTAGCTCGTAGGCCCTTTCCTGAACTGCTTCGTCGTAGACCTCTTCATAAGAGGCAGACTTCGTTTTACTGCCAGCAAGCGCCGCGGCGGGAATGCCGGTTGCCGCTGTGCCAACTCCTGCGCCAGCAAGCAGCTTGAGTCGAGCTTTAGCTACCTCGTCCTGGATATCCGCGAGTTCCTTGCGTACGTCCTCGCCCTGCGTCTTAGCTAGGTTGGACTCCGTCTTAAAACGAGCCTGAGTTGCGAGCCCCTTCTCCCTAGGAGACATGCCTTTAGTCCAAGCCCTACGGCCCTTAGGCATGTACTTCTTAGCGGCCGCATCGCTAGCTTCTGTCTTGGTCTTCTCGTACGCCTCCTCTATAGCCTTCTTCGCTCCCTTATGACCACCTAAGGCCTGTGCAAAGCTCTTGGCCTTGCTACCAAAACGCTTGAGTGCAGAACCAGAACCAGCTTCCTTCTCGATCCCGGCAAGCTCATTGACATAGGCATGAGCCATTAGACGACCAAGAGTATCCGCTTCGGCTAGCTTTTCCTGAAGCTCTTCATCTTCGTATCCGGCTTCTTTAGACATCTCTTCGGCTGCTGCCTTGATGAAGCCATCGGCAAACTCTGCGTAGGAACTCTCGATATCTTCCTCAGCTTCCTTAGAAAGATCGATGCCCTCTTCGTTTGCCCACTCTACAAACGCATCGGCGGCTTCCTTAGCCAGGTACTCTTCAAGATCTACTTCCTCTTCCTGAGTATCCTGCTGGGCCGCCTCTTTCACGAGCTCGTCTGTACCATATAGCTCGGCAAGAATAGGATCCATGTCACTACTCTCCTATTAGAGATAGGTTTCTCTTTAAATGCTACGTTCGTCTGGTGGGAAAGGTCGACAGCTATTCGCTGCTTAGCGTACCTTCTCCAACGGTACTTTGGGCCCTAGCAACTGTGCGGCGAGCGTCCTTGTCGGTCTCTACCGTCACGTCTTCAGGTCCATTACTCTCATTGTCACTCTTGGTTAGCTTCTTGTCGCAAAGCTCTTTCCCTGCGGCTAACTTCACGAACTCTTCAAACCAATCCATGACTTTCACATATTAACTGGGAGCTAAATAAGTGTCAAGGTGTTCGTACTCAATGGTTAGAGTTTTCCTTAAGTCTACCAATAGTCTTCTTCCTTAACCATAGCCAACTCAGGAAACTTTTTCATTACCTTCTTACGAAGCGCAGCAGCTCGAACCGCCCCCACAGCAGAACCGGCAGGAATGCCTAAAAGAGTACCGACACCAGACCCCAAAGCGCCTCCAACTAATCCCCCAGCGATCCCTCCTACGATAGGATGATCGGTCTTCGCGCCCAATAAAGCGCCGGCGGCTGTACCAGCTACTCCTCCGCTTAAGAAGCCTAGAGCACCACCAACAGGAGCGCCCTCCTCTATCCGTCTTTGAGCCTCGTTTGATACAGCGTTCTTAAGGTCTACCAACATTTCGGGGTGTTTCTTAGATATATCTTTGACGTCCTTTAATGGAATCTCTACCTCAGCAGTAGAAACTTCCTCATCTGTCTTAAACTTAACTTTCTTCTTTATATGCTCAGGAAGAGCAAAGTAGAAATCTGGTTCTCTGGTCCATGTTCCTTGAGGACCACTCTTCTTGAATTGAGGCCCCAAAGTCCAGTTGTTCGTAGTCTCATGATATTTAAGCCCGCCTTCGGGCCCTATAGTCTGCTCGCCTACGGACCAGGCAATCTTCTCTAGCTCATCATAAAACGCGTCTAAGGAGATCATTGTTCCTTCTTGCGGTCCCTTCTCCATGGAGAGCGCAATGGCTTTTGCAGCCTTAGGATGCACCTTATAGAACTTCCCATCTACCATAACACCGGGCTGGGGCTTCCCACGAAAGCCGAGAAAACTGAGCTGCCTCTGCACCAAGGGGATAGGTTTGTTCTTTGCCTTAGCTATCTTCTCCATACCGTAAGCGTAACCAATGTCGTACATGCTCATGAGTTGATCTCACTACTCAAGGGTTAGAGTTTTCCTTTTTTCTTATAATGCTTATGCTCAGCAGCGGCTCGCGCACCAAACGCGGCTCCTGCTGGGCCTGCCAATCCTATGCCAAGCGCCATCGTTGCACGGGGATGTCGAGCCATCCATCCAGGCTCGTCCGGTAGGTTCTTCTCATGCCTCTCCGTCGCTTTGGTGTTCAACTTACCAAGAGGCACTGTAAGAGCACCAATGCCTGCCCCACCAGCAGCACCAATGCCCGCACCACCCAAAGACCTTAGAGCGGTGTCGCTTAAAGAGGCTCCTTCAGCTAGGTTTGCCGCTATGCTTAAACCGCCAAGCGCCGCTCCTCCGATGCTTGCCCCTATGAGAGCCCGACGCAACGCTTCCGCCCCACCAGAGCGCTCCTCTCGATCCTTGGCGATCTTCTCCAGCTCATCAAAGAAGGCTGCCTGCTTCATCCTTTCGTAGTCCTCTTCCATGTCCTCTTCCATTTCTGCAAGCCGTGTATAGTAGTCCGAGCCCTCCTCAAGATGATCTTTAGCTATTTCTTTAGCCTTGGCTGGGTCATCGGTATGCTCCATCTCGACTTTGATACCGGCAGCGAGCTGTCGTGCGTCGTACTTGGTATCAGGTACGTGGGTGTGCTTTCCGACGTCCGCAGCAACCTTCCCGACCATCTTGTAGGCCTCTTCCTCCACAGAAGATGGATGAACACCCAGGGACTCTGCGAACTCATGTACCTCGTCGTCCGAGGGGCTCGGATTAGCCTTGAAGAACGCCTTCATAGCGCCGACCTCTTTCAGGGTCAAAGGGCGCTTCGTCCCCTCTTCTTCGTCCCCGTTGGCTAGCTTGAAGAGCACTTTCGGGCCCCCATATACTCTAGAGTGAACTCGTCTATAATCGAGCTGCCTTCCTTTACCATCCCTGTGCCGAACAATGCGTCACGCACGATCATGTGCTGATGATAAACCAGGCCGGCCTCTTTCTCGAAGTTGGCGGCTATGTCGTTTTCGTAAGCCGTATACGCCGAGGAAAGCTTGTCTAAGTCGGGAGTCGACTCCTCTACGAGTTGCTGGGAAGGAGCGTCCTTCTTCTTGATAACTATCGTTACTCGTCCGCGAAGTGCGGGACCGAACGCCGATCTCAAACCCATCATGGGAGCTAGAAGCTTAGCTAAGATATGACTAAAGTTTCCATGACCTATGCAAGGCTCTATAGGCGGAGCAGGCATACCTCGTTTGAAAACGATGCCGGCGTCATCTAGCTCGTCCGCCATATCTCCGCGGCCGCTGCGTATGAGAACTATGCGCTGGAACTCCTTAGGCTTTAACTTAATACCCATCAGAGTGGGGGTGCTTAACGCTTCCCCTAGAGGGGCCTTACCTAGACGGTTAAGTATCTCCTTAGGTAGGTCCTCTTCCCTATCGGCCATAGCCGCGACGGAAGCCTCCTCGAAGTTGGACGGCGTTTCCTTCTTAATCTCGCTCTTCTTAAGAAGCCGGCCGACCTTACCCTCGAGCGCGTTCTTGGTAACAGAGGCGGTCTTGCCCATGCTGTCCCCCACTATATCGGGCAGATAGGCCCCAGGCGGAGTGATCTTCTCAGTACAATTCTTTCCGCGACAAGTTGAGCATTTGACGCCGCTTATCTGACACTGCGAGGCAAACTTGTGCATGATCTTAGCAGGGCGCTCAGCCCCAACGAAGACCAGGCTTATATCGAAGAATCGTGGAAAGGTATTCCAGACAAAGGTCTTACTCCCATCTGGGTACACCTTGTTCATACTCAGCTTAACTTCGTCCGTGTAGTCATTCCGAGTAATGGATAGGCCTGGGATCGGGTCGCGCTTATGAAATAGGAGGACCGCGTGGCCCCTAGTCTTATGCAGGCCCTGCTCGTAGGTCGAGACGGCGTGGTTGTATTTGTCCCAGTCTATCTCACGATTAGAGAGATCAAACGGGACGCGCATCCCCATAGACACGTCTACATTGCCGCCGTTATCAACACGGTCGACAGCCCAGCCACCACCGAACTTCCTTGCCCGGTCCTTATCTATTTTTAGGATCAGCTCGACACGGAGCATCTCCTCGTTCCAACAAACGAACTCTACAGAGCCTACGGACTTTGCAGGATCTTTATTGACGTGATTACAGAACGTGTGCGCATTGTAATAGGTAGGCCAACCGTACTGCCAGTCTTTGGCGATTATCTTGTCTATGGATGGCTCGCCCGTCCAGTCTTTAGGTATGTTGTTTAGCGCACTATAGTCCGTCCCGTCACCGTTCCGGTTCGATCCGTACGCTTCAAACGCGCCGATGGCATGAACCAATACCCATAAGTATTTAGGGCTAGGTTCTATCTTACTAGCGAAGCGCTCTACTTCTGGTAGCAGCGCCGCTTTCTTAATAAGAGACGCTCCGTCGTCAAACAGGACCGGGGCCTCCATGCTGGAAGCCGATGCATATGCGATCTTTGAGATCACGGTTTAGGCTTCAGGGGTTGCAGCTGCCATGACGCCAGAGCGGATAAGACTGGATCCTTCTGACGCAGCGCTCTCAAATGGTGACTTAACAGGCTTAGGACGAGCCTTAACTACCTCACCAACCGAAGCCACAGGAAGAATTGGCTGCTCCATCGTTTGACGGATCCAGCTACTTGCCACTAGCGGGTCCGAGGCGGCTTCAGGATTGAACTTATGAAGCGTGTTGTATGCGGCTTCCGCCTTCCCAGGATTTGTCTTGTAGAGTTTCTTGGCTTCGGGATCGAACTCTAAAGCCTTGTTTAGATTTCTTCCCTTAGTTACTGCCCGGTACCCAGCACGGCCTGCCCGCTCGAGAGCACCGCCGATACCTAGAAGTAACGCCCCACCCACCAAGAGCTTACTAGCATCTAGCTTAACTGGAGAGTTTCCGCGGGCCATACGCGTTCCAAGATCCGCCCCGGCGCCCACAGCCTTAGCTACCATACGCGATCCAGCTGCAGTCTTTTCTTCTTCTGAGTAAGGCTTGCCCATAGGACCCTTTCCTCTACCGCGGCCTAACCCCTTTCCTTTACCCTTAGAACGTATCTTAGACCCTGGGCAGGTCTTCTCAGCCAATTTTTGGAGATACGCCTCCCTACCAAGCTCCATAAGATAGGACATCTAAACCCTCTTCATAGCCGCGAGGACCTTGCTCCTCTGGTTCTTGAGAATACTGAGCGCTGCCGTCTTCGTTCTATAGTCCGACCGCACCATACGAAACGCCTCACAGGTTCCCCGCATAGGATGTGCCTCATTCACCTCACGATGATGAGCTACCTTCTTGAGCGACGAATCAACGTGCTCTTGAGTAGGGAACTGATGAGTCATCTCGTTGGCCACCTTAGACAGTATATTGTCTAAAGCCGGATCTGTGAACGCGTTGGCAACTCTGCGGATGTCCCCCAAGCTATACCCCGAGTTAACCGCTTCCTTAAACATCCCGGAGATCCTTTGACGGAGCTCATCGCGCATGCTGGACAGCTTTAGCAGCTCACCTTCCGTTTGATCGATAGCACGACCTAACTTAAAGTAGAGCGTCGGCAGCGTGTCAGCGCTCGCGGCCCCCACAGGGATATCGTCTAGGCTGTTCAGCACGACGTTTTGTGCCGCGGCCTTTTCGAGGTCATGGTGGTCACCAGCAGATCTGGCCACTCGGTAGTCCAGAGGTACGTCCTCATAGTCCTTTACGTGCATAGCACCTTCTCCTGAAGACTCGCCCAAGAGCTTCAGTACCTTTTTGAATGTCGCAGGGCCACCAGGAAAAGATACAACCCTGGAAGACCCCGACATCCGATCATACTCAGCTAAATATGCGGTTACGTTAGCTACCTCTAAAATTCTCTTTACATGCTCAGCAGTTAGCTCTTTATCCTTGACAATCTCGTAGACAGCCTGTGATAATGGATTCCCATGACGGATATAAAGCAGCGCAGCAGCACGTCCCCATCTGGTCAGATCTTCCGGATCGTGACGGGCTGCAGCGTTAATCATCTAGTTACACCAATCCTTAAAGATATTATATGGTTAGTTAATATATAGGTCAATAACCTAGAACCACCCAAAACGCAAGGAGAAAACAATGGTTACGGAGCTAGTAGTTGAGAGAGAAGACGCGGAAGACACGCGCGAAGCCGCCCCTGACGCAGATCTTCAGTTCCCAGAGCCTGTTGTTGCCATCGTTAGAGACGCCGCTCTCAAGCGCATCAAGAAAGGCGCTGAGTACCAGTGCATCAACGGACACCGCTTCAAGGGCAAGGACGTAGTTGTCGAGTTCAATCTCGAGGGCGACGTCCTCACAGTACACCTAAACTGTCCCGAGTGCGGTATCGACAAGATCCTCATCCCTAATCCTGTACTCGTACTCAACATGAATCTCGGGTGATGCTGACAAACCTGATAACAAAGGAAGAGGCTGCGAAGCTTCTCGGAGTACGCCCATCCACCATAGGGAGGTACTGGCGTAACGGGAAGCTATCGTATCGTTTGGTGGGGAACAGGCGCCGCTGTATAGAGGCCGAGGTCATACACCTTAAAGAGTCGAGAGAGAACATAACGTATGAGCGAATGCGCGATATGATTGTGCGTCTGCAGTATCAGGTCGCTCAGCTCGAGAAGACAATAGAGATTCACAGCAAAAAGCTGAACCTCAGAAAAACGGTTATGTTCTCTGACAGCGACCTAGAAGGACTCTACACAATAGCTAAAGAGCAAGCCATTAAAAAGGTCTCCGCGGACAGCGCTATGTCCTGGTCCTCGGCCTTATGCTCTCTCGGCGAGAGCGATATATCTAGGCTGAAAAATCTGGTGAACGACCCCTTCCCATGGAACAAGTTCATCGGCCTGATCGAGGTTATGGCGAATAACATCAAGCGTAAACGGACCTACGACGAGGACATCAGCCTACAACAAGCGTTCATGGAGCTTGGTATTGCCAAAGACCACATACGCCGAGTCGGTAAGATAGTGTTCGACGCCGAAGGCGGATCGTTTGTCGACCCAGACAAAGAGTTCATGAAAACCTTAGGTGTTCGGTCGGGACCGGCTAAGGTCAAGCTCCGGTCCGGATATCGACGAAGCCGAAAATGTCCTTCCGAGGAATCTCCACCGTGCTCGCCAGAAGACAATACAGAATCGAGTGAAAAGAGTCGTCCGGACGATCTAGAGGGTGATCGTACTTGATCATCCTGAGCCCCTCGCTGTATTCCGAATAGATACTCAAAATGTCAGAGCCGTAAGGCTTCTCGAAAACCTCCCACTTCGGGAGGTGTATAATCTTGGTCCCAGTTCGTTTGGCTTTTTTCAACATGTTAAACATGTTCCCCATCATCTGAGACCTATGGAGAATGAATGAGCTGGCATCCTCATTATAACGCGCCTTCTTTTGCGGGTTCGAGGAGTACTGGAAACGTAGGACGACCCCTCCTCTGTGCGCTACCATCTCTTGTATCTGAGCGTTTGACACAAACCCGGCGCCGAAGTCTGCACCGATAATCCGAACATTGAACGTGTTTAAGATGTTACCTATAATTGGTAGTTGCCTATTGGGGTCGCTCTCTTCCCCCTCAAACCTACGCATGTAAAAGATCTTGAACTCTTGCGTACCCAGGTATGAACCTAGAGACAATACTGTATAGCCGCTCCTAGATTGCGACAGATCCCCGTGACCCCAATCGATACCGGCATAAATAGGAGTTGTCCCGCCCCTCGACATCTGCCTGATGTTCTCAAGCATAGACTCATCATATGGGTCTAATCTGTTGCTACAACAAGCCATGAGCTCGTCGCGGGTAATAGGTCTATCGCCAGCGTCCGAGAAAAGTCCTAGTACCTCGTTATCAAACTTGTCCGGTGGGTACTCATCTTTCTTACGCAGGATCTCTGACCAACCCTCACCTTGATGAATAGGCACCATGATCTGTGGTACCCTGTACCCTTGGAACTGTCTCTTCTCCCCATTGTGAGCGAACTTAGAAGCGCTAGCCCAACAAGCATCCTCATGGTACGGGTTAATCGGTTTCCCGCACCCGTTGCATATCAAACCTTTGTTCCCAATATTGCGCCCATCAAGGATATTCCAATACCTATTAGGGAGCTGGCAGTCACACGGAATAACCCACTCGTTCTGAGTAGACAACTCCCAATAGATACCTAGTGTGCTCTCTAGCGTTTTCGGCGTCCCAGAATAGTATCTCTTTTTTATGGGCGAGTGTGCCATGGTCTCTTCGATAACCGGGATGTTATCGGTCAAGACGTCCTGAATCTCGTCAACGAGTACAACATCAGCGGCAACACCACGAATCCGGTCTGCGGTGTAGAAAGCGTACTTAAGAATTACTGTCGATCTGTTTGTGAATGTCTTCTCGAAGACGTTCTGTGTTAGAGCGGCTGACGTAAACGCGCGCACTCGCGGAGAGGCCTCAATAGGCTCTTTGATACGGTCTTTGGAGAACATGCGCGTCTGAGCGTTTGAGGGAGCCACGTACAGAATATGTACATAAGGCATCAAGCAACAGTGAGTTATAGCCAGGTTGCCTAGCGTGGTGCTGTTGTGGGTAACTATTCCGTTGGCTACGTAGTTGTGTGTTCCTTCAACCTCGATGTCATACACAAAATCCTTTCCGATATCCTCGATCGACTCGACTATATCCTCCGACAACCTAAAGCTAGAGTTAGCTATGCCTATCCTGGTTCCTTGTCTTAGTCTCCCAGCTCGAAGCATCCCATACTCGGTCAGTATCCTATGCGCCCTGGTTGACTTAAGAACCCTACCCCCACGCGTAGTTATTTTTATTAGGGGCCTCTCGCCATTCGTGTAAGTTTTCGTGACTCTATGAGGCTCGAACCTGTTATGGTTATAGGAAAGCACACGATCACCAACAGCTAGGCTGCTTATGGCTACACTGTCTCCATAGGAATTTAGTACTTCAGTATCCCCATCGAGGCATTTTTCTGACTGTCGGCCGAAGAGAAGAATAAACGAATCCGAGGGGGAATCATAGATCTGTTTTAGGTAGCGCCTATTTTCAAAAGGGAAGGGCACCATCTGGTGCTGGACCTTATCATAAATCTGGAGCGCAAACTCGGTCCACCAAGACGGTAGAGTTTCTATGACAGCGCCTGGCTGGACCTCATGCTCTTTGAGCCTATCGGCTACATCTGGACCTCCATAAACCTCATCTGGGTCGAACGCGTCCATAGGATCGACAATAAGATTGAAATCATCGGGCAGCTCTAAAGAGCTTGAAAGCATCAGAACTTAGACAGGAGCTGAGAAATATACGTTGCGTCAGCTACGGCTCCCATCCTCCGCATAGAGTAATCATAGACCCGGACAAACCAGCTATCCATCTCTGCGACCCAGTCACAGTAACACTGGTCGCCCATACTCTTTACCTGCTCTTCTAATTTGTCTACGAAGTCCTCCGGCCATTTGCGAGCATAGAAATGGATAACCACATCCCCATCTTTGGTCATGTACTCTGCCCGAAATCCTTTTACCGTAACGTTGGAAAACGTGTCTAGCTCGATCTTGATGTTCTTACCGAACACGTTCCCGTGACGCTCATCTTTCGTAGCTTTGTCACCAAACTTGCCGCCTAAGCCTGTCCCATAAATGTCGCTAGGCTTAATTTGATTTCCCATCATCCAACTCCTCTACGTTCGCCTCAATGATGTCTGCTAACATCGGCGGCTCGTTATTTATCACGTCCTTTATTGTAGGATGCTCTCCCTCGCCCTTCTTCAGCCGTACCCACTGAGAGAACTCCTTCAAGACGTCGTCGCTAACCTGTTCGATGTCGTCGATTTTGTTCTGTAGAGACAACGCCATGCCAGCATAGTTACGGAAAGCCTCTGACCTGGAACGCCCCTGCAGCATAGTCTCTGTGTCTAGTGCGTTCAAGTATGACTGGTCTCGGAGAGTCTTTAGTAGACGTACCTTGTCTAACTC